CAGGTGCGACGGTCTTGCAGCGAGACGAAGCGAACGCGGCCAGGCGGCAGCGGGATGCGTGGATCGCGAATCGTCAACTTCGCAGAAACGCCGTACATCTCCTTCGTGCCAGTCAACTGGTCGCGGACACTGAGCGGTTCCAGCGCGCCGAAAATCAGACTGACAGCGACCTGCCAGTTGGGCGAAGTTTCGCCGCTTGTATTCGGGTTGGCGCTCTGGTCTATTTCGAGTCGGAACGGATGTCGGAGTTTGCCGGGAAATCTAGGGCGCATCTCAGATGATTCGCGTGATGTACGGCGTCAGCAGTTGCGTTACGCCGAGTGCGATTTCCTGCGTTGTTTGCACTTCAGTTGCCGAGCGGTTTTCGTAGAAGTGGCCGACCAAAAGCAGAATTGCCTGCTGAACCGGATAGGGCACAACGCCCGCATCGGGCCAGCCGCATCGCATCTCGATTTTGACGGGCAAGGGGCGAGTGGGATCGGAAGGTGGCCAGAATACGGCGCGAGCATATCCTTGAGGCATATCGCTGCTGAACCACGGACGAACCTTGCGGCTGATTAGGTACGGCGGGTTGGTTCCGAGTGCCAATGAGTAGTCATCAGGCGGCAACGTGGTCAGCGTTCCTGACGTGTCAAAGTACTCGACCTTGACAACCTCTGCCACGGGATAGAACGGCAGAATCAGCTGCGGTGCATCGCGCCATGTGGTTTCCCAGCGATAACGCGAGTTGACCACGACCAGACCGTGCATGTCGAGGAGCCACTTGGTCGCGGTGCGGATGAGCGATTCGAGATATGCGTCTTCGGTGTTCGTGTACACGCGACATTGCTGACGCGCGCGTTCAACCGAGACGGGCAACCAGGTGCCCTCTTCGAGCAGCGTGAACGTTCCGCCTTGCAGCAACTCGTTCAGTGCTGTTACCGTGTGCATCGCCGACCTCGTGAAGGCGGGGCCGGGCAGCCGCTAAGGGCTGCCCGGCTACGCGGGAGGAGAACGCAACCGTCTGCGCTGGGGCTGGCGGTGCGAGGTGTCAAGTGAATGTGTCTCGACTTCGCGTTGCACAGGTTCAGCTTGTCCAGTCGCAATCAGCCGCTGTGCAACACTGGCAGGCAGCGTTACTTCCTGGCCAGGCTCAGCGTAGATGCCGTGCCCGGACAGATAGGTCGTCAGCCGCACCGTCATGGTGGTGTCAGTCATTAGTATTATGCGGCTGTCTTGAGTGCCACAATCGGATGGCTGCCAGCGTCGAGCAGTCTTGAGTCGTGTCGGCTGAACAGGATGAACGCCACTTGGTCGCTGACAGCATAGAGTTCAGCCGCCTGAATGAGGCGCACTTCGGCGACATCGCGGATAACAAAACGAGACCAATCACCGAAGAGCACAACTTTCTTATCGGCGGCGAGTTCCGGGAACCAGCGGTTGATGACGACGGGATACCCGAACAATGTGTCGGGAAACTCGGTGTTCATCGCGCGCTGCTGCTCAATGAGGTAGCGACCCGTGCTGTCTTTGAGTTTGCGAATCGCCAGCAATGTTGATTCGTGCATCATAAAGACAGCGTTGCGGCGATAAATGGGATCGAGTTTGTGGATCAACTCAAGCAGTTCGTCTGCCGTAATCGCGTTTGTCGCCGCTGCGGTTACTGCAACATACGCGGCCGTTACCGCGCCTTCGGGCTGGTTGACGCCGGTGCCGACCGCGAAGTGTTCCTCAGTTCCGCGGGCCAGGCGTTCGGCCAGGATTCGCGGCAGCTCTCGGTCAAGACCGACTGCGTTGTCTTCCAGCAGCTCACTCGTGATGCGAACGGCTGTCCCGTATTTGTAGGCGTTGAAAACCTTGTGCGCAAAACCGACTCCCGTGAAGGTTACATCCGCTGCTTCGCCCACGATTGCTGCTTTGCTGGCAGTGTCGTCAGCAAGCGGCCAACGCAGCTCAGCGCCCGTGTCGGTGCGGATGACGCGGCCCACGCGGCGGATGTTGGAGTTCTGAATGAGCGCGCGTTCCAGTTCGCCTGAAAAATCAACAGGTACAGTGTAACCGCCGGCGGTCGCGGGATTGACTTGGAGCTGACGCAGCTCAGCTGACGTGAGCAGCGAAAAACTCAGTTCCCGTGTATCGAGACGCACGCCGTACTGGTCGCAGAGTTCGTGCTCTTCGTCGCTGATTGCCCGACCGGAACGGAACTTGATCCATGCAGCCAGGGCCTGGGTAGGCAACGTCCGATGGAACGGAAGCGGAGCGCCTTTCATTACGGGCGGTTTCGGGGCAGGAGCTGCTGGTTCAAAAAGCTCTCTTTCGAGTTTTGCGAGATGTTGCTGTCGTGCAATCAGCTCGCCAAGCCGGTCGTATTCGCGGTTGAGGTGTTCCCACTGCGCGTTCTCTTCGGCAGTGAAATCGCGGTACTCTTTCTCAACACGCTCGCAGAGTTCGCGCATACGCTTAGCGATTTTCAGACGTTCCTCACGCAGGGCTTGCAGGTTCATACGGTCTCTCACACTTAGACCCCTCGCGCTACGGCGCGAATTGAACGCAAGTCTAAAGCGTGCGAAACGAGGATTGTGCTGGTCAGAACGGCAAGTTGGTTTTCCTGGCCATGCGAACGCCCGCCTGTCTGTTAACAGGTCTGTGTTGACCAACTCCCCTGTTCGTTAACTTGAGGCATGTATCCCAGTCAAGTTTAACATCGCATTGAACTGGTTTAACATCGCGATTTTAACATTTCACAATCGCTCGGAAAATACGGGCTGTTTCGCGGGTCGCTGGTTTAACATCGCGTCGAGCTGGTTTAACATCCCGCCGAGTCCGCATAACGTCTTGCCGAGCTGGCTTAATCTACCTGGTTGGCGCACAAAAAATTGCGGGAAAATTCCTCGTTTTGGCGCGGAAAATTGCGGAACAATTCCCGCAAGGCTAACGAAAAACAGCGGTTTTTCTGGGCGTTTTTGCATGGTCTTCGCGGAAATTGCGGGAAAATTCGGTTTTGATTTTTCCGGCTAACTTTGGGCCGTATAATACCGAATTTTGCTTGCTTGCCCCGGCTTTGCTACACATCGGCAGCAGCCAGCCGCAGTTTCGCTTCAGCAACTCGCAGTCGCGCGGTTACAAGTGATACTGGCCGTGAGTGGAATTCGGGCGGTTCCATATCGAACTGGGCATAGTGCTTGGCCAGGTGTTCGTACACGCCCTTGCGGTCTGAGTCAGGAATGTCAACGCCACCGCGTGCGCCCAGCAACGCCTGCATTGCCGCAATCACGCCAGCACGCGAAACGACCAACTCTCTATCCCGGACATCGTGATGCGGCAGCTTGTACGCTCCGAACGTTTCAGCGTTTTCTGAGTCGTACCAAGCGAACGCACGGCGATACTTCGCCCAATCCATGTTGTCTTCACCGCCTGCCCACGCACGCACACGGGCGAGTGCGGCGTCGGCGTCCCAACTGTCGCTGTCAAGCGTAGGCGTCGCTTCGTAGGGCACAATGCCGCGATGCTCGGCTTGCTGAAAAAAGACGCGACTGCGCGTGATGACACGCTCGCGCCAGCTGGCGAGTTCCGCTGTTGTCCCAGGAAAAGCTGGAATCGCCACGGGGCCGAGCTCGACCAGGTCAACTTCGTCGAGCCAGCGAATGAGCGTCTCGCCGTCCTGTTCAAATGTCTCTTTGCGCACAAAGAACGCAATCGAGCTGCCACGCACATCACCGCGGGCAATCAGGTGCAACAGGTCGGAAGCGAGGTCTGTCGGCGGCATGTCAATCTCGTACCACAGGCCGCGGGCATCCTTGCCGATTCGCAACGTGCCACTGGAACGGCGACCGAGTAAGTTGTTCAGGTCGTGATTGAACGACGCGACGACGTCGTGGTTCGGGTCTGCGAGAATTGCGTCGAACGCCGTTGGCCGCACTCTTTCAGCTACGCCACCCCACGCGAACTCGGTGTTGAGAGAGCCGTCATAGAAAACAGCTGCGTAACCGCGAATGCGTGGCATCTCCTGGTCGTCTCGCGTGACGACCAGCTCGGCGGGCCACTCACGCTTTTCCAAGTCACGGGCAGTATTTTTCGCAGAGCTGCCGGACGACACGGTCGGCGAAGTAATCAGTTGGCTCTTTGTGGAATCTAATCGCTTCTGCATACGTCATCTCCTCTACTTGTTCGGCGTCGCAATCAAGCACTTCGCAGTAAGCTCGGAAGTACCTGCCCACGACGGTGTGGTTTTTCTCACGCAGCACTTCAGTCGTCAGCTTTGTTCGTTTGACGAGACGCTCTGCGCACTTTTTGATTCGCCACACAGCGTGGCGGATAAGTTCTGTTGTCGCATGTCTGATGCTATCAGGCGTCAGTGGCATCTTGGTCGTCCGACTCTTGGGCATCGGACACAGCGTCGGCAGTGTCATCACCTGCGTCTCCGTCGTCGTCCTGCGCACCTGGTTGCTGCGGCATCTCACTGTCAACTGGCGGCGTGAGTGTAACGTTCAGAGGCACGAAAGCCCGGTCTCCGTCAGGCAGCGGGTTCAGCGACTCTTTCGCACGCACTTCATTTCGCGTCAGGAAGCCAGCCTGAATTCCCTGGGTGTACGCACGGTAACGCGATTCCAGGTCGGTGCGCACCAATGCCCCGCGCTCGAACTCGACGTACATGCTCTCTTGCTCGGACTCGCTGAGCAACTTCACCATCATTTCCTGTTCAATCGCAACGAGAATGGGGTCGAGAGATTCGGACAGATACGATGTCATTTCCGCTTCGAGTGATGCGTAGCTGGTGCGACTTGGATCGCCGACTTTGGAGCTGGGTACGTTGCCGAAGGCGGCGATGTTGCGCAGAGACGCAAGTATCGTCGCGGTCATCTCTGCTTCACGTGAGTTGATTTGAAACGTCTTAATGTCAACGCCGCCATCAAGCACAGCAACGCGATGCGCGTTCTCGGCGGTGTACATTCTCTCGAACGCTTCGCGTATCGCACGCCTCTGATTGTCGTTCAGTTGTCGTGGGTACACAAGAGCCATGCTCGGCCGTGCGTAATTCCTGAACAGCGCGCCCGAGAAGCGGCGAATTGCAATCCAGGTGGCAAGGTCTTCACGCGCGACTTTCCAAAGCGGCACACCTGCCAGTCCGTCTGCGGTAACAATGCGAACATGGATCATGTCGTCGGCAGCAACGTCCATCACGTTCGCGCCATCCGTCATCGGATGTGGCGGTGATGCGTACTGGTCGGGCCCACTCGATCGCGGCAGCGTTACGCGGTAGTAGAGAGTTCCATCATTGTCGCGCTGAGTCACAACGTTGGGAGCCTCGATAGGCCACAGTTCGATGGGCGTTCCTGCCCGGTTGCGATGCACGTACACGTAGCCGTTACCATGCAGCACTGCGTTCCACACAAGCGCGTTTTTGAGCGCGTACGCAGTCATCTCCGGGTTGGGTTTGAGCCGGAGCAACTTCGCAACGGGATGGCTTCTCACAAGTTGACGTGAGCCGTCATCTTCGACGCGGTACAACTTGAGTGGCACTTTCGCCACATCGCGCGCGAGCATCGAAACAACACGGTAAAAAGGCGGTACCGTGAGCGCTGCTTTCGGCGTAACGCGAATGCCCGGCGCAGTGCGTGCGTCAAAAAAGTCCAGAAGTTCCAGGCCAACAAGCGGGTTGCTGTTGCTGCTCATGCGAGCGAGCTTACGACGTGCGAACGCACAAATCGCACGCAATAACATCGCAACTGCGGGTCGCTTTCGATCTGCGCGAAACTGGGAACGCAAACATGCCCCTGCCGTGGAGTGGTATTCCCTTCTCCGGCCCCGGCATCAGCGGCAAGGTGCGCCGCATCAGCGGTACCGCCGGGTCGGCGCAGCGTGTTGACGTAACGGGCCTGGCAGATACCGAACGCGA